CCGCTCGAGAGCATCAGGAACATGTCGGCGTAGAACGCACGACGAACACGCTCGCGCACGTCCTGAATGTCCATCAGCAGGTGGCTCAGGTCCAGGTTCACCTCGAACGCAGTGCGAATGCCACCGTTCGGTGAGGTCATGTCGACGAAGGTGGAGCCACCGGGCAGGAAGTCCGTCTCCGCATTCTTGAGCGCGGTCGGCATTTGCAGGGGCGGCTTGGTCTTGAGGTCGATGGCCTGCGCCTTGCGCAGCTGTTCGTGCTGCAACTGCTTGATGTCGCCCAAGGCCTGCATGCCCGGCGAGTTGCCGTAGATGTCGCCACCGGAGACGGCCCAGCGTGGGGCCACACCCGGGAAGGTCTTGAAGCCGGACTCGCGCAGGTATTGGCCAGCGGCCGCACCGGGTTCGAAGTAGCACGACTTAAAGGCCATGTTCTTCGCATCGCGCATGCGCGTATCGCGCTCGGTGCGTGGCTCGATGGCGTGGATGATCGTGACCCACGCGTCCAACTTGTTGCGGTCGTACAGGTTTTTGACGGTCTGACTGACGTTGTCCCGGCCGAACTCGCCCACCAACTCGCCGACGGTCTTGTCCAGTTCGCGATAGATCGTGTTGACCTGCCCACGGTAGTCGGTGGCCAGTGCGTACTCGCCCGTGGTCAGGCTGTAGTGGTGGATGACGTTGTTGTAGTCGGGCAGCACGATGTCGGCACCTGTGCCGAATCCGCCGAGTTCCTCATACACCGAGTGCAGTGCGCGGTACGTGTTCGACTTGGAGAACACCATCAGCATCAAGCGCTGCACCTGTGCGAGCCACTGCTTGACGGCCGCAGACTCATCCAGTCCCGGGTCGGAGGTGGTCAGTCGGAACCAGGGGCGGGCCGGGGACGTGGCGCCCGACATCATCCCGGCGCCCAGCGCGTGCAGCGCGTCGATACCCGTGGAGTCGTAGATGGCGTTGTGCCGCTTCTCGCCACGGTTGCGATCGGTCGTGAAGAACCGACCCGAGCGCGGCATCAGGTAGTCGCTGATCTCTGACCAGTGCGACATCCAACTGGAGCGCTCGTTCTTGAGTGCGGCCCAACGGGCCAGCATCTTGTCGCGTGAGGGTGTAGCGGCTTCGCTCATGTCACATGCCCAAGAGGGTGTTCTTGCCGATCTGCAGGGTCGACGGGTCTACGCCACCGGGTCCGGTCAGCATGGTCCCGGCGTTGCCCGCCAGTGCGGCCTGTTGGTTCGCAGCCAGTGCGGCGCCCGCGTTGGGCTTCTTCGCGTTGGACCGATTGAACTCGCGCTCGGCTTGCACAGCCTGCTTCTCGGCTTGGGCCGTGGCATCGCGTTGGGCACTGGCTTGGCGCTTGCTTGCGATGTTCTGCGTGTAGGCGCTGTATGCAGTCGCACCAGCGGCGACTACAACGGCAGCGGTCAATGCTCCGGACATGTCACTCTCCTGTGATGACGACTGTGTTCTCGCACTGGCGAGACATGAGCCGGTCGGCGTCGTCTGTGAATTCCCACTCGCACGCCTCGACGGTGTTGCTGTTGGTGGGGAAGATCATCGTCACGTCGGTGTCAGCGATGGCTCGGAAGGCCTGCTTGCGACCCTTGGAGGCCGGCAGGACGTGGTAGCCCTCGAGCTCGAGCGTTCCGCCCTCCACTGCCACGAGCACGTGCCCGTTGACGATGACGATCGTGGCCAGCTTGATCTGCGCGCCCGTGATGTCGACACCGGCCGGGATGCGGATCGTGCGGGCATACATGCCGCCATGGATCACGTGATGCGTGGGCATGTCGACCTGCGGCAACTTGGCCAGCTCGCTCTCGTACTGGCTAACCCGGTCGATCGTCTCCGGGGTCATCGGCGTGATGCCGTAGTGGGTAGCGATCAAGTCACTCATCGCGGCACCCACATGAAGGTTTCATTGGTGTGGCGGAAGTCCAGATGGGGGAGCAGTTGCGACAACTGGCTACCCACCGGTGCGCTCATGAGCAAACCGCGCACGCCCTGCTCGGCTGCGAAGTTCTTGGCTGCCGTCACCACGCTCAAGCCCACGCCACCACGGTGCTCAGGGTCGACATAGATCGACTCGACGACGGCAGTGCGCACACCGAAGTGCGGCAGCTTGTGCAGCAAGATGAGCAGGAAGCCAACCAGCGTGTTGCCCGTGCGCACGGCAAAGGTGTGCAGCGCGCCGGCTTGTTCCATGAGGTTGTACGTGTCGACCTGCACCTCGCCCGGTGTGAACTCGGGGATCGCGCACTCACGCGTGTAGCCATCGACCAGCGCGTAAAAGGCCGGGTCGCTTTCCAGATCGGCGAATGTGCAGTGGGTGATGGCGTAGGTCATGACCCCGGACGATAGGGCCGTGGTGACCCGATACGTGCACCCGTCAGCGCACCGAAGCGTAGGGGTCGTGATCCTTGGGTCGACGACTGCGCATGTCTTCGCGGTCCTGCCTGGTGAACTCCGGCACCGGATACGCGAAGGTGATGGCCAGCGCATCGCCATCGTCCGGGCTGGCAAGGCCGCGCTTTTTCATCGACTCTTTGGACTCGAGCAGGATCGTGTCGTCAGGTCGGAAGCTGTACTCGACCGAGGTGAGGTCGGTCGCGAGGGTCTCGTCTTGCGCGAGGCAACCAATCGGCAACCAATCTTTGACCCGGCCCCACATCTCGGCACGCTTGTTCGCGTACTTGCGTTGGTCGTCGGCCTTGCCGCCGAACTGCACCTCGATGACGTCATAGCCAAGCTGACGCAGTCGATCGACGACGCCCCCGCCTACACCGCCACCGTCGACGAAGATGACCACACGCAGACCGATCGCCTTGAGCCTGTCGACGTGCTCTGCAACGCGAGAGGCCAATTGCATCGTGTCGAGTTCGCGGTAGCGCAGCGGTGCCCAAGTGGTAGCATCCCGGCCGATGCGGGTGCGGATCACCGATTGGTCGTCACCAAAGCGGGCCACGTCAACGCCCACCACGGCCGTCAGACCCTGCGCAGTGTCCGCGGCCGGTACGCGACGCATCGCCCCATCGACCAGGTCGCGAGCGATGAACTGCAGCGACGATGCGCGTGGGAATACGCCACGCACGCGCACGCGAACGAAGTCGGAGTCCTCACCATAGTCGGCCACCCACTCGGCGATCTGCGCCTTGTTGGTGATCTGCACCGAGCGAGAGTCGATCTGTCTGGTGATCCAGCGGTGACGCTGCTTGTTGAAGCACTCGAAGAAGCGACCAGTGTTTCGGGTTGGGTTACCGAACACGAACCACATCGGTTCCCCGTCGGTCAGGCCGCCCTCTGCCACCTCCCAGATGGCGTCAGGCACGGCCGAGGCCTCGTCGAAGATGTAGAACGGGGTGGAGTTCGCAGCATGCAAGCCGGCGAACGATTCGGAGTTTTCCTCCCGGCAGGTCTGCGCGTCGCATCGCCACGACTCAGGATGTCGCTTGTGCACGATGCGCATCGAGCCCTTACCTGTCGTGACCTCGAACCAGTGCGCAGTGATGCACCGCTTCGTCCACTTGGAGATCTCGGCCCATGTCTTCGACTCAAGCTGCGGCGCCGTGTTGGCTGTGACGACACCCTTGCAGTGTGGCCGGGTGCTCATGATCCAGTTAACGAGCCAGGAGGTGATGGCCGACTTGCCGATCCCGTGGCCCGAGCTCGTGGCCATGCGCAAGGCGTTGACGGCCTGCGTGCCGTCGAACCCTCGCTCGCGCACTGCCCGGCCGATCTCATCGAGGAACTCGCAAGCCCACTCGTCAGGGCCGTACTTGGACCCGTAAATCAGATCCCAGGGTGAGGCCAGCTCGACGACTTGCAGGGCCGGGTCGTTGTCCCAATCGTAGGCATAGAGCACGAAGCCCAGCGGGTCGTCGAAGAAACGACCCATGTCTTCGGCAAGGAGTGCGTCAACGTCAGCCACCGGCGCGGCGGCGCGAGGCCACAATGCGCGTCGCGATGTCTACCTGCCCGGAGTGCTCGACGCGGTCCTTGTACTTCTCAGGCTTGCCGCCCTTGAGCAGGAAGATGGCCAGGGTGTCGCTGTACTCTCGGATCGTCCCGACGTTCTGACCCTGCTGATAAACGGGCTTGTCATTGCCCTCGAAAGCCCGACGAGTGGCCTCGTCCTCAAGCGCATCAAGCCCCGCGGCCTTGGCTCGCTCCCAGTCGGCCGCAAATTCGGGGTCGTCTTCGCGCCAGCGGTAAGCGGTCAATCGTGCAACATCGATCGCTTCGCATGCTCTCGTGACGTTGCCACCGGACGCTACAAGCGCGGCGCAAAAGGCGGCTTTCTTTTCAGGCGTAACTTTCATGCCGCAATTCCACAACCAACTCAGCCCGGTACGTGCACGACCTTCCACTCCGTCGGAGTCTGCGACCTGCGACCCCCAATGCAGTACCACCGCACCGCCGACTTCGACACCTCAAACTTCTCGGCCAACTTGCGATACGACCACGTCTTCGGGTCAGCCTCACGCAGCCTCAGCATCAAGTCGATCTCGGCATCGGTCAGAACCGCGTTCTGATGATCCTGCCCAATGCGCAAACCGCGCTCGTTGATCGCAATCGTTCGCTTCACCATCGCAAACTCCAATCTGCAAATTTTTGCGCTTTCCACCCGTCACCCGCGTGAGCAAGCTGAGTAAGGCAAGTGAGTTACTCAACCTACTGCGCCCTATAGCGTTTATCTCTCTTATTTTTCTCTATACGTAGGAAGGTGAGTAAATAACTCACCTTACTCAGCTTACTCAAACGAGACTCTCAAACCCAAAACGTGCAGAAAATTGCGCGTTCAGGGACAAGCCTGTGTAGTTCGCGCCCTGCGATCCGCTTTCTCGGGGACGGTAAACATTCAATCCGCAAACGGCTGCACGTAAATCTTTACCGAAAGTACTTTTCGTCCCGGGGAACGAGCGACCTTCGGATGTGCACCATTCGACCCACGCTTGATAAAGTTCGTCCTTGTCGACCATCAGGGTGGGCCCCACGTCGCAGCATTCTTTGACGAAAGCCGAAACCGGGCTGTTGATGTCAGCCATCTCCTCGGCGTCCTCTTTGCCTGCCTCGGGCTGGATGAAGTACCCCCGTTGACGCAGTCGATCCAGTCCATCCAAGGCCCACCGAAAGATGCCCGGTAGCTCGACCATCAAGCGATCCCCAAGGCTGCGATCCTCCCGGCCGTAGAACGACTGGCGAGTGGCCAGGGTGATAAACCGGCCGGCCAGCGCGCCCGATGCGTCGCCAAGTTGTGGTGTCTCGTTGGTCAGGATCACGAACCGGGCCGAGAGCTTGCCCGACCACGCTGAGATGCCTTTGCGGTTGACGCTGATGTCATCCTCGCCCGACACCATCAGCAGCTTTTCAACGATGGCTTGGGTGTTCGACTGTCTGGAAACCCGCGCGTCGGGCACCACGGCCACCAGCTTGTCGATCAGCGGCTGCAGGCCAAACTCGTTCGTCAGGCTGGTGAGAGTTGGGCTGACCAGGTTGGAGCGGCCCACCAATGCGCCCAGCACGCGCCCGATCGTGCCCTTGCCCGAGCGCTTGGGGCCGATGACGAGGAACATCTTTTGATGACTGGTGTCGGAGGTCAGCAAGTAGCCGAACATCTCCTGCAGCGTCTGCTTGCTCTCCTCGTCGCCGGGAAAAACCTGCTCGAGAAAGCGTAGCCACTCACCAGGGTGACATTCATCGTCCCACCCATAGGGTAGGCTGTTGAGCGTGAAGTACGCCGAGGTGTGAGGCAGCAGTCGCCGACTCTCGATGTGCAGCATGCCGTTGCTCAAGCTAATGAGATCCTTAGGGTCAGCACCCGTGAACCCGGGCAACCAGCCGGGCACGTTGATACCGGGGACCAGAGCCACGGCGCGCAGCGCGTCGATCGCACTGTCGACCTGCCCCTTGCTGGGTTTGAACGGCTCGATGGCGCCCTCCTTGGCCAGCTTCTTGGCAGCGTCAAGCCACAACCACGCCCTCGCTCGCAGATCCTCGTCGAGCATCTCTTCCCAGTTGGGGCCGAGGTGGCGATACCACAGGCCGCGACTGCGCAGCAGCACCGGTCCATCGTCACCTTGGAACTCGTCATCAAGGAACCGCCGGGCCGTGGCCATCAAGTCCTTGGAGTCCAGGACGACGTCGTCCTTGTGGCGGATCTTCAAAGCCTCGCGGCGCAGGCCCCGGATCGTCACCAGTGCGCGCGACTTGTTGCGGCCGAAGCCGTCCCACTTGGCTTCCAGTGCGTCGCGCCCCGGGTAGGTATCCCCGCGCGAGCTCCACTCGTCCCAAAGCTCAAGGCCTCGCGATGACCCCTCGGTCTCGTGGTGCAGGCTCATGCCATGGCGCAGCCACGTCAGGTAGTCGCAGTTAGGGTCGAGTTCGTCCAGCCAACTCTTGATGTCCGCATCGCTGGCGCCCAGCGTCGGGCTGTACGTGAGCAAGGGATCATCGTCGTCACCCATGCCCACAAGGCGAGTCGATACGCCGGGAAAACGCTGGGCAAACAGATCGAGCACCTCGTCGCTCAGGTCTGCCAGTTCGTCCTCGGCGCCCAGCAAGTCACAGATCGGCGTCAGATGGCCCGTGAAGGTCAGGAACCCCGAACCGCAGAACGTCTCAAAGCCAAAGCGACCGGGCTCGGCGCGACTTTTTTTGTCAGCGATGGCCCCGCGCATGAAGGCGTGCACGCCCCGACCGCTGGGTGACATCTCGGCGTAGGTGCCCGCGATGAGCGCGTCGACCTCTGGCAAGACCTCACCGGCCTCGTCGACCGCGTCGTCAAAGTCCAGCGCGACCAGGCCCCAATCGGGCAGCATGGCAAAGCCAAGCCCGGCCCACTTACCCGTGGCCAGTGCGGCGACCGCATCGTCAAACGACGCCAATGCCGCGCGGTCGGTGGCATCCCCTTGCGTGCCAGTGCGCACACCTCCGCCCACGTAGTAGGGCACCTTGCGAGGTTTGCCGCCAGGCTTGTCGGCCGGCACGAACTTCCACACCAGCCAGCCGCGGCAGTCTTTTAGGAATGAGGGGGCTTTCATCTTATTGTTCCCGTAAAGCAAAAGGCCCTTGGTCTACGTGTGCGGTCGCCAAACCTTCCCCTCCAGTCAGGGGTGCACACGTAGGCCAAGGGCCACTGGTTATTAAGGTTTGGCTCCATAACTATGCCACAAATACATCAACTTTCAGTTATGGATCAAACCCTTATGTACATCACGCCCCCATCTGCAGATCCACCAGGTCCACGATGCGAGGGTTGATGAGGCGCGAGCGCGCGATGCCGTACTCCATCTCAATCTCGATGGCGCGCTTGAGCGGCACCCACCCGCGACGCTCCCAGGTGGAGACGGCTTGTTGTGACACGCCCAGCTTCTCGGCCAGAGCCTCCTGCGTCTTGGCCTTCTGAACGGCCTCGGCGATGCCGGTGATGGTTGTAACTTCGGGTTCCATGGTTGGACAACTGGTTGTTTTTACAACCTGCAGTTTACAACCAGTTGTATGTGTTGTGCATCTAAGGGTTTCTCCCTAGTTGTATTCACAACGCGCAAGTTGTACAGTCACAACCATACCAACAACCAACGGCTCACTGCTATGAAAGCAACCCCCACCATCCCCGGCCGTGCGTACCACGTCACCGGCATGGGCTTGGACATCACGATCTTCGCCCCCGGCCCCGTCGACGCGATCGTTGTCGGCATCGACATCCTCATCGCACAGGGGATCGAGTGATGGCCTCCAAGTTCCACATCGTTGACGACGCCAACACCGACAAGTTTTAAAGAGGGGCGAATCGTATTCGCCGCAGAGCAATGATCGACCGACACAACACCCTACTCAACATCCTGACTGATGAGGAACTGCTCAGTCACTTCCACGCACAGCACGACCCGCTGACCTCAACGCCGATCGCCGACGAGTTGGCCAAGCGTTTCGAGGAACTGGTCGAACTGACCAACCAATACCGCAACCTGGTCAAAGAAGCCCGGGATCTTTCCACCAAGCTCAACGAGCACATCACAACTGAACTGGAGTAATCCGCAATGTCCGTACAAGTCACCCTCACCTTCGCCACCGTCGACGACATGCTGGCGCACTTCGCTGGCAAGACCGTCTCGCACATCAAGCAAACGACAGAGGTCGCCGCCGCGCCGGTGGAAAAGTCCAAGAAGTCCACCTCTGCCGCGACTCAAGCAAGCCCTGCCCCTTCTCAGCCTACTGCCGAGGTGGAGACCGCTGTGCCCGAGAAGACGGCCGCCGAATCAAACCAACCTGTCGAGTCTGCGGCTCCCGCACCCCAAGCCTCGACTGCTGCGACTGACGCCCCTGCCCCCACCTACAAGGACGCGGCCGCAGCTGTGACCGCACTGTCCAAGAAGAACCGCGACTCGGCCATCGCCGTGCTCAAGTCCTTCGGCGCCCA